GACGATAGCGGCTCCGCCGAGACTTATCAGAGCGAACCAACCGCCGACACTATGATGTTGTGGTGTTTGGTCCATTAATTCACATCATAGGTGACAGTGAATGCAGCCCATCCTTTTTGTCCGCCGCCACTAAAAAATCCTGTCGCACTTACGAGATTGGTTGTACCGGCGTTTGCGAGCAGGAATGTTAGTGTCCCGCCAGCGACAGTACAGGAACCTAAATTCAAGCCTACGCTGTTATTAGTAAGAGCAGCGATCATTTCAGTTGCTATTCCCGCTGTAGCAGGCTGAATAGCAGCAGGTAAGCCCGTCAATGTCAAAGTGGCAGCGTTACTGAGAGCAGTAAGCCCTCCAACACGTAACGTTACAGATGTACCAACTTTAGTCCATTGACAAGTTACAGTAGGGGCTGTAGTGCAGCCAGTTATCGTTCCAGTAAATGATCCCGTACTAGAAGTTCCAACTGCTACGCCATTGATGAATAGCCCAGTAGCGTTGATAGTGCCAGCGCCTTGTGGAGAAGTGCCGCTGGCGATTACTGATCCATCACCGGAAAATAGCCAAGTATTAATAGTTCCTGCGGCGTTCGTAAGAGCTAACTGAAAATCCGTAGTACTCGTACCTGCGGTAATGCGCAAGCCATTTGATTGATTAGCGACGTTTGCTACATTAATATTCTGCGCAAACGTAGCAGTATTCGCTACGCCTGTTATAGTCAGCGCGGAGCCAGCTGAAGGCGCAGCAATAGCGACATTACCAGCAGCGGCTATTGTCACATAATTAACACTATTATTGCCTAAGCGGATTAGGCCAGGTGCGCCTGAAGTACTACCAAAAAGCTGAAGATAAGCACCGCCTAATAGTGTTGCAGTCGGGTTAGCTGCTATAGTATATGCATCACTAGTAGCCGTTCCGGAGATATTCCCACCAACAATAAAATCACCAGTTGCTTGTACACTGCCGGGCGCAATTATAGCAGCAGGTAAGCTTAAAGTCACTGCGCCAGTGGATGGCGAAGCGGCGATTTGATTAGCCGTACCTGTGATTGAAGTTACTGCTCCGGTCAGACTTGTTAGGACGGCAACATTATTAACAAAGACGCTCTGTGCATTAATAGAGCCTGCCCCGAGGTTTCCGCCAGTAGGGGTGCCGATGGTTAGCGATAGCAAGGACGGAGCCGTAGTCGTATTATCGTACTTAGACTGAATCGCAGATGCGATGTTGCCGAATTCCACATCATATGCAGCACCAAAGATAGTCTTCGCCGGATTAGTCGTCGGCAAGGTGTCCTTCGGAGTGAAGAACGTAGTCTGCACATAGTTACTCAAGCGATTCTACCTATTTTAGCTGCGAATTGAGCTTGCTGAAAAGCAAAGACTCCGCTGACGATTGTTGTTAGTCCGAGTTGAAAATACTGGCCGCGTATGTGTGCGGCGTACTTCCATGGGTAAAGATTACTGGCACCGCCATACTGAGCGATGCCGTACTGTCCGAGGCCGTACTGTGAATTAGTTCCGAATGCTGCGACACTCTGTGTTGCCGAGCCTTGCACTGAGCTGAAATCTACTGCCCAAGTCACTGTAAAGGAAGCGCCGCCTGCCATAAATAGAATCAGGAGTAAACGTTTCAGCATCTTTAGACGCTGAGCGATGTTCTGCCCGAGATTCATCCATGGGGATTGATACGCCCACTGGTATGTAGCCCCTTCGTCGGAGAATCCGGAGTAGTTGCATACGGTGCCCTGACCAGCCCGCGAAATGAATAACTGCTGATTAGCAACGAAAGAGCAGCAGGCTGTAACAGCCATCGTCCATGTAGTAGTGATTGATACTTGCTCATTCTGTGCATCTATGTACTTGCGTCGCTGATCGAAACACCACGTAACCCCAGTATTCGGCAACCCTAGGATGTAGAATCCAGTTAGATTGTTGAAACATCCGGATATGTTAGCAGGGATCTCCGCCTGAATCTGCTCTAAGAGTGTATCGCGGTTATACTTACTAAGCGTCTCTACTGGGTTATTGCGATTCTGCGTAAGCCGCAGGAGACTTTGGATACCATTCGGCGATAGAAACAGGACATCTGCCTCGCCTACATGATCGACAGTCCATTGACTAACACATCCTGTTCCGGCGAGCATATCGAAGACGTACGCCTGGGTTGGGTCCATTCCCAACATAGAGCCTCTTCCATCCGTGAAGAAGATGATGTGTTTGGTCCCACAAACAACCAAAGCGGCGTTAAAGGCGAATATAGCTGTGACTTGATCGGTACCATCGGACCAGATGGTGTGCATGTCGATAAGTCCGGCATTACCGTCTGTAAGGCTCCAATCTGTTTCATCTAGTAATCCTGAGTACTTAACGGTCTGAAGATCCGCGTCCACGCACCAGATGCGCCCGAAGGCGGCGCAACCGACTCCGCCAGTCGGCGCAGTACCTGCGCTCTCGACGACAGTGGCGAACGTGCCTGTTCCGGTATAGACGATTGGTTTCTGGCCGACTTGGAAGCCGACACACTTATTGTTGAAGTTTTGGAAGAACCATCGGCCATTAGCGACATTAACTGCTCCGCCTAAGTTGTTATTCGGATTATTCGGATTGTTGCTTATGCCGCCAGCCCAGGATAATATCTGCTGATAAACTCCGCCACCGGAGTTATATTCAAATAAACCTTGTATCGAAAACACTACCGTAGCAGTTACTTGCGGAGTGCCGGAAATCGCTTGAGACCATGTAGCCGCTGTTGAGCCATTCGTCAGTGTTACGGAGCGAATTTCTCCGTCACTAAACATTGTATTATACGAGCCTGTCGCCTGCGTCCAGTTCGCCGTAAGAGTGCCTGACACTCCAGTCGGCGGAACCGTGAACGTGATGGATTGTGCAGCACCGGCAGAAGCGGAAAAGTTAACTGTCGGCGTTGTAGTTAGCGCTCCCGTCCACGTAACCGTAAATGAACCATTAGTAAATGTAGCTAGTCGAACTTCCCCAGTACTAAAAGTAACTATGTAAGGTCCACTCGCTTGAGTCCAGACTAGCGCCAGTGTATCACTCGACCCACTCGGAGGTGTAGCCCACGCTAATGAATTCGATTCAAAGGTTACTGGATTTGCTCCTTGTCGTGCCGCTAGACGTCCAGAGATATCAATCACAGCGTTAGTCGCAACTACGCAATAGCTCGGGTCCATCAAAGACCCTGATTCCACTGTATTCAATCCGCGATTACCAGGAGTAACGAAGTCTACTGGCTGGACTTGGTCTGACGGAAGAACCTGCGCGAGTGTCTGTGTCAGCGACTGCTGAATCGTCATTACGCAACGACCATTATTAAATCGCCACGAGAACTCTTATCTGCTCCGGCGAGATCATCCATCGCTCTCCGATATTTATCTTCAGAGAACATGGAGTTAGTACCGAGACTTTCTCCGCGCTCTGCGAGAGCGTACCAGGCGGAGCCGAGTTCAACGATACGATTCGGCATGATAATCGGCGAATCCGCACCCATACCGCCAGATAGGAAACCCTGTACGGTAACAGTCGGAACGAATAGATTAGAAGTTAGCGCAGGCGTCCAGGAGCATGTAGTAAGTCCTTTAGCAAACGTAGCCGTAACTGTCTGCGTTACAATCCCAGAAGACCCAGTGTTAGCGCCGCTAAAGGTTGTAGTGTACGAACCGGAGGCGTAGGGCCACGGGACTGAGAGAGTAGCGGATGTCGCTCCGAGGGCGACGCCAGTCGTAAAGGCAATCCCGGTCGTGCCGGTATTCCATATATCAACTTGGTTTCCAGTTCCGTTAGTGGGATCGATGTATTGCTGTGGGTTGTACAGCGTAAGCTGAATATTTCTAGTGGTGTTAGCCCCGGGATACATCCGCAATTGGATATTATCATTACCGAGATCCTGAAATACGAAGTTCGTAGAATAGGCTACCGGAGTCTGGTTGAGTACAGTGTTGTAATAAAGTAAGTCCGCTAGAGGCATTTCATCTAGGACGAAGGGAATCCCGAAGGTCGTAATATCGAAGACTAGCGCGACCTCGCGCCCCATCTTGGGATTCTGCTGACGAACGACTGACGACCCGGACCATGGTTGTGCACCTGCCGGTAAGAAGAAGCCGCCCTGGTCGATGATTTGTTGTGAGGTATTCCCTGTGGTGTAGGACATTGTATATGTCTGCCAGCGGGAAGACCATTGATTATATTGCTCACATTCTTCCTTAATATGATTAATGAAGTTGCAAACTTGTAGTTGATACGTATCCGTAATAGGTAGTCCTACTCCTGGAACAGAAGCGGCGGACACCGGTTCACCAATATTAGTGAGTGTCTTTACTAGCATCTGTCGCATCGTAAAACTAGCCATTACCACGATCCATTGTTAATTTCTGGTTCCCAGAAGCCTGGTTGAATACATATCAGAGATAGAAAGCTGCCAGGAGTAGCGTTCGCCGCTGAAGCTCCGGCTGCCTTACCACGAATTGTATCTGTGGCTATCTTAGGAGTTACTGTGATGGTATGTGCCGCCGATACAAGAAACTTATATTGTAAGGCAACGCCACCGACTACTGCCTTTGGCAGTGTCAACACGATATTTGCAGTCGCGTGGAGATTATAGAACCCAGATCGAGAATCCTGCCCTTGAATGGCGTAGCTCGACGTTTTTTGAACGGAGCGCCAATGAGGCAGCTTTAACTGAGAAATAGGTTCCATGAATAAGGTGGGGTAGGTTGCCCTACCCCGAATCCACTAGGGATTAAGCATCCAGGAGGTTGTTGGTTACGAAGCCGATGGCTGAGCCACCGCGCAACATACCAGTACCGTAGATCATATCAGCAGTGAACAGGTCCGCAAGGAACTCCTGTTTGTACTGTTGCTGAGTACGGATACCCATCTGCTCAACAAGCACGGTTGCATCACGCTGCAGGAGCCAGCCAACCGATCCACCAACTACGCCGGAAGTGGCGAAGATGTTAGGCAAGTTGTTAGACACGTACACTTCAACAGCGTACACGTTACCAACCAAGCCATTGCGGATCGAATTACCAGCACCGGCTTCGCCAGTAAACGCTTGCTGCGTAAACCTAGCGACACCCAACAGGAGCGCTTTCGCTACAGGCGGGAGGACCAAGTACCGAGCCGCCATAGGCGCATCGACTTGATCGAGCTTAAGGATCATGCGCCGGATACCGAGATCGGTAAGGTCCGAAGCATTACCTGCGTTAGCATTCGCCGACGGATTGTAGACGGTCTGCCCATCACCAACCGCCAGAGAAGCAGTGCTTGAAGCGAGCACGTTACCAGTCGCAGGATCTTCGATGAATGTACCGGCAGCGCCGAATACAGTCGTACCAGAACCTAGCTGGAAGAAGATATCTCGGTCAACGCGCTTCGCGATTGCATATCCGGAATCGTCAGTATAGAACCGACGGAGCGAAGGCAGAGCTTGCACATCAACGATATCTTCAATGAGTCGTGAATACTCTTTGTGCTTATTGATGGTGATAGTAATACCACCAACGCCAGATTGATCGACAAACGGCTGGAGCGTCACAACCGATTGTGCGACCTTATTCACAGCCGTGCCCCTAGCGGGAGTCGGGATGTGGATAGTGTCGCCTTTCTTGCCTCTATGATTAAGCTTACGAATTAGGTTGGCAAGAACCAAATTCGATTTGTATACTGCAACTACTTCATCGCTCCACAAAGCTGGAACGAAATTAGCGGCATGGACATCGTTAGGACTACCAGGCCCACCAGTTAAACTTGTTGCAATATCATTGCTAAGAACTAATGCTGTAGCCATGTTATTATTTTATTCCAAGTTATTATGTTGATTATTGATCGAGCAATACTCGTTTTTCGATATACGCCTGAGTTATCTCCCTTTGAAATGCAGGATTCTCATACTTATCCGGATCATTCTGGCGAAGTGCGATCAAATCCGAAGACTTGAAAGTTCGCTTAGCCTTACCTGTTCCTTCTGAGCCGGAGCTTCTGCCTTCTAGTGTAGTGCGAGATGCGAGATCCTTTGCACGCTCTGAGGCGTTCTGTACGGGATCTCTGCCTGCGGCTTTTCCAGTCTGCCATTCCGTCAACAACATATCCGCTGAACTAGCATCCCCATTAGCCGCTCGCTGAGCGAGTTGCTGCCGGAGAGGAGTCTGCCTTACCCAAGCTGCGAAAGCTGGGTCAGCAGTTTCTTCTTCTGCCTTTGGATGATTGAAACGTAGGGTAGTGTTGGCTAATTGGCCTTCCAATTGTGCTAGCCGAGCTTGCAATGCGCTAACTTCCGGCGATTGCCTACTAGACAAATATCGGTCGATTGCGTCAGTGGGGTTCGACAACAGATCATTCGGACTAATTTTAGGCGCTTCGCGCATATCAACTTGTCCGCCGTTCTGCCGTAGATCGTTTTCTCTCTTTCCCGTGATGACAGTATGGAGGTTAGTCCGGGCTTCGCCCAATTGACTAGCCAGCCTACCGCTATGACTCTCCAGATTCCGATACATATTGACAATCTCTTCGGTCGATTTCCCTGCAAAGCGGGGATCAACATCTTGGGTTTGCCGTTCTTGTACTTGTGTCTGTCTAGTCGTGGGCTGCTCAGATGACTCTTTCACAGCCTCAGTTAGTTGTTCGATTGCGCTCTTGGCGCTACCATTATCAAGGGGGACATCAACGAGTCTAACCATTTGGTACTCCTAAAGCGTCGTGTTACCACGTTTTGCCTTGTAGTTGCAGAGGGAATTAGTCCGATCCCGGCGATTTACCATAGTCACCATGGTTCGCCATTGATCGTTCTTCTTTCATCTTCTGCTGTTTGTGTATCCTATCGAAATGATCGATACTCTCCGGCGAGGCACCTACAGTGCCTGCGATTCGAGTATGATCAATCCGTACAGGGGTTATTTCACGTCGCGCGTTCGCTCCGCATTTGGGGCATTTGCTCCAGTAAACGTCTGGTTTGGCAAGATCCTCAAAAGCATCACCGCACTTCGTGCAGCGAAACTGGAATAGAATGAGCTTACTCATTTTCTAGTGCGACAGTTTCAGCTTTCTCTTCTACTTCTGCTGCTTCACGGCTAAGTTCCGAATCGGCTAGTTCCGTGAATTCCGCTTCAGTATATTTCTCAATTTCTGCGAAGTTGCCATAAGCAAACCTCGCTCCTCGCATGAGTAGGACCTGATCCCAGTTCGGCGCACTCAATTCCCGTTGGGTTGAATCTGCCGTCTGGGCTTTAGCCCACTCTACTAAGTATTTAAATCCTGGTTGGTCAAAGAGCCGTTGCAAAGCCATATACTTTGACTTTTGGTCGTTTGACAACGCATTAATCTGATGAATATCCATCATCCTCTCCTATGATAGTATTGTTAGTGCTAGTTTTGCTCTGGCGATATCGTGTGCTATTGCGGATTCACAGTGTCCAGGAGACACTACATTCAGAAAGTATCTGCCTAGAATTACAGCCCACAGTTTCGGCGTAGGTGTTCTTAAAGATAGGCCACAATAGGATGAAATAGTTACATCACTATTCCGCCAGATTACTGATGCGACGAAGATATCAATCGCAAGTAGCAACTTGAAAACGTAGGAATTATTTGACACTTGCGCCCTTCGGTGGGGGATTCTTCGCTTTATGCATAGATGCTTGCGCGGAGATCATTCGAGCTTGCGCAGTAAGCCACTCAATCGGTAAGCGAGCCGCAGCAACTTTATTTTGCTGCGCAAACTGCTCTTGCTCGGTCTGATCTTGTTCAATGCGTTGCTCATCCTGATGTAGACGTGCCACATTGATCTGTGCTTCATGCGACCTCTCCGCCGCTTGGGCAAGAATATTCTTGATCTCAGCCTGTGTTTTCTGATTGCCGTACTGCAATTGTTTAATCTGCTCCTGCAATCCCTGTACATGTGCTTGCATAGTAAGCTGCTGTAGTTGTTCTTGTTGCTGCTGCTGCTGGGGCGTTGGTGGCTTCAATGCCTGCATGATGGCTCCCAGCAATTCCCCTTTGTTGGAAAGTGCTGTATGCTCGATAATGCCCTTCGCCAGTAGTAGCTGAACTTGATGGTATTCCTGCGGCATCATACCGAGGAGTTGTGTCATCTGTCCCGCTTCCACTTCTCTCGCAACTATGCCAAGTGTCGGTTTCAACTTGATATCTAAATCGTTCGGATACCGCACCGGGTCGAACTGCATGTATCGCCATATTACCTTCTGGACTAGTGGTCCGATAAAGTTGCGACTAATGTTCGCAATCGAGCGCTTACTGCGCTTAACGAAAGCTCCCATAAGCATAGAATTAGAAGACATCGAGTTAGCACCAGATTGAGACTGGTTCTTAATAGCGCTCGCAACGTCTAGTGCCCCTGTCCCCATTTGAACCATACGTTCCATTTCAGAGGCTTGTTGGAACGTCATTTGATTGAAGTTAAGCTGCGGGAAGGCCATTAGGACTTCGTTCGGATTACCCTGCGTCGTCCAGACCTTGCCTGGTTTAACTTCGAGTTTATTGCCGGAACGTGGTATCCTACCGGAGTCCACTGCAAGCATCGGCGCGGACAAGTAACCCAAAGCATCCATTCGCGAGCGGATTTCTGAGTCGAGGGCTTTTTGCGGATTGTATCCTTTCTCCGCAACTCCGCGTCCCCAGAATCGTCCAGGGACTTTCTCAAATTGTGCTGCAACGATAGAGCGATCAGTAAGCGTGAAAGGATTAGGTATAGCACGTAAGAGTACGCCCTGATTAGCGATAGTCACGATCGCCTCAATCATTGGACCTGTACCGGCAGAATCTTCAATATCCTGTAGAGATAGGCCTAGAAGTTCATCTGCTACGTTCTTAGCTTCCTTACACTCAAAAAGCAAACGAGCAGGGACTTTACCGTGATATTCGATAACATCAACCTGCTCGCTTTCATAAGTCGTATTTATAGACATTGGATCTTCTTGATCCACGTCTGAATTCTTCAATCGTCTCGTCGGAAATACATTCCCGAGTGCTTTAGGATCATATATCCCTTGTGCGCACTTCTCCTGCACATAAGCCATCGTCCGCTGGAGACGATGAGCACAACCAAGCATCTGATCGATTGTTAGTCCGGAAGGATCTGGGATGAATTGATCCGGACGGATAGACTCAATAGCAACTTGTACTTGCCGCTCATTCTTCGCTTTAAGTTCAAAGGAAACAGGATCTCTCACGGGTTTTTGATCCGCTGATAGAGATGTGTTTACTTTAGCGATTAGCGTACCGAAGATAGCTCCATTGAGGATAGCTTCCATGATCTGATCTGCGGCGTTGACCTTTTCCAGATCTGTCAATAGTCGATCACGTTTCGTAATAGCAGCCATGTCTTTGGCTGTTTCAACAGCTACATCAAACCATGTCTCTTTAGAGAAGATTGCCTCTTCCAGTTCAGACACAGTTTGTTCGATAGCTTGCGCTAGAGCAGGAGCAATTAGTCTTGATCTCTCCGAGAGGCGATTAATCTCTTGTACAGACCACTTGCCGCGCCACATGCGCCAGTACTCGCCCCAAAGCTGTTGGTATCCACGATTCCTTGTATCTTCCCAGATGTTTACCTTCGTCCAAATCCATCCACATAATGCTGCGGCAGGACTGTAGGACGAAGCGTGCTTAGCCTGTTCAGAACGAATTGTCTCCGGCGTTTCGACTAATATCGATTGGCCCCGAGTCGGCATTACAGGCATTTAGTATCCAGAAATAGGGTCTAAAGCTTCCCATTCAGGGAGGTCAGCTTGGTCAATGTAGGAAGTGGTATGGAGTTGATCAACGTATGCAACTGCGTCAATTCCGTCATCATGGGCGAGAGGATCGGGGAAATCTGCGATCTGATCAAGGAACCAATCGTTCCAGGGTTGGATGTCGCCGTTCCCGTTCTCCGGTTTATCCGTGAGAAGTTCGATGAGTCCGCGTTGGCTACGTCCGCCAAGCGCCCAGACGATGCGATCTTGTTTCCGTGCATTGTTATGTTTAAGGGGTTCTATGTTTACATAGCGATTGAACTCTCGCATGTACTCTTCGAGATACGGCTCAACAGCGGCTTTTAGCATTCCCTCTTCAACACCGAGGCGCGATCCGGGGAAGTCTCTAGAAGCCTCTACGATACGAAAGGCAGCTTCTCTCGTATCCCAGTGCCCATGTTTGATACGAAGGACTGTCCACATATCCTCTTGTACAGCCGTGACAGCTACTACGGATTCATCCGATTTGAGGATTGCATTTCCCTTATCCTTTCTAAATCCGGCAAGATCGACCGTAATATAGTATTGCGCATCTCTGCGGGGAAAGCGGGGGACGATTGGGAAATTATCCGGTCTAAGGATCTTAGATCCACCGGAGACAAAGTCTGCTTCAATTTCCTGTTTATTTCTATCTCTCGGATCAAGGCCATCATCGGTCTTTTTCCTACTAACGAGACGGCGGACTTCACTTTCTTTGATGAAAGGGTTGTCTGTCGATTTGAAGTGGAAGGCTTCCCAGTCTTTCCAGTATTCTTCTGGATGAGTGAGAGCATTAATAAACAGCCGATAAAAGTGATTCTTACCCTTCGGAGTACCTATGAAAAGGGCATCCCCTTCCACATCCATAAGAGTAGGCTCAAGAATCTCAGGCCATACATGCGGAGCCATGGATGCGTATTCATCCAATACCACCAACCGATTGCCTTCACCTCGGAGGGCATCATCATTTTCTGCGCCCTTGAGGTAGATTTTAACATCATTAATGAGTTCAATGAACCCGGCGTTGATGTTCTCGTTCTTGATGAATCCTGTATGTGTCTTAGGATTGTACCAACCTAGAAGTCGGATCAGCTTAGGACGCATCGTCCGGATAGCCTGATCGAATGTAGGAGCTACATAATAAACTGGCTGCTCAGGGGTGAGTTTATGGCCGTAGCGATTAGTCTCACTAAGCGCCGCAACCCCAAGCTTAACGGAAGCATACCAAGACTTTCCGAATCGCCGACCGGCTGCGCAGACAACAAATCTAGCTAGGGAATTGTGGATTGCAGATTGCGCTGGAGTCAGCGAAATCTTGAGTGGTGTAGACAGCCTCGCCTCTCCGCGCGTAGTCTAATATTGATTCATATGATCAGTAGATTGGGCTTGCCGTCCAGCATTTGAAGCAGTACCTGCCATACGATCCACGGCTTCATCTACGGATTCTGTTTGACCAGTTTCCGTATTAGTTCCACCAGGAGCCGTAGCATGACTCGGCTCTGCATCGACATCAATAGTCCTCGGATTAGATCCGGAGGTAATCTTGATAGTTCGACCAGCCATTACACTACTGCCGGAGACAGCCGCGTCGCAACAATCGTATACTTAGCGCCCGCAACTGGAGTAATCGATCCACCAGTAATATTTGAGAAGTACAGTTCACATGTACCTGGCGTAGCCGTCGGAAACGCACTCACAGAGAGTCCATTAACAGCGGCTGCGGCTGACGGATACACTTCTAGTTGATCGCCGAGAGCGAAGGTTGCTGGGGCCGTATTACCGGGTCCACCGACCACACATGCCATCGAGGCTCCGACGAGAGTACCCGCGCCAGAGGCAACAGCACCAGGAGTCGCTACACCGAAACTAATTTCAGTGAAAGCCTGGACTTCATCAATTTGTCTCGCTTGAAAAGCCATTACACGCTCCCTTTCGGACGATCTGTAGATTGATTAGCACCTTGGCCGCTCATACCTTGGAAATCCGGAACCATGTAAATATCAGCATCCGGGTCATATCCGGAGATATTCCCGCCAGCTTCTTGATCTTTGATAGTCCATTGGTCCTCTCGTCCGGTGGACGCTGCCATATGAACTGGAATTTCTTTATCCATTTGTTTTATTCTCTATCTCTGTGAATTCGACTTCTATGGGCTTCGCTTCAATCTTCACTGCGGGAGCCGCCTGCAATGTTAATGTTTCGATGATTACTTTAAGACCGGACTTACCTTCAAGTGGCTCTTGCACAGCCGATTTGGAGATAGCCATATCAAGGATTACTTTACCAGCAGCAATTGCATCCTTGTCCGTGCTTTTCTCGCTAGTCGCTATATCTAATAGACGATTTACGACTGAGGATACACGACTCGGATTAAGCTTCTCTCGGACAGCAAGTTCAAGATCATTCTTGAGAACTTGCAAAGTTCGCACATCTTTAGGTCGGCCCTTTGAATTACCACTCACTCCGCTAGGCCAGCGGCCTGCCGTAGCTCGTGATGTGTCTCCCGGTGACAATTCGAGCATAGGAGGACACACTTCTGTAATTCCAGTTTGATTTTTTCCCAATTCCATCCCCAATAAACTGCTTTAGCGTCATTGCCTTTGTGTTTAGCAGTTTCGTCCGTGTGGTGAAAATCTAAAGCTGAAACGCATTTATTATATCCACATTTGCTACAAGTGCCGCCCAGCAATTCAATTGCTAGTAGTTTTCTCTGACGGGATCTATTACGTTGAATAGTCCGCTTACATACGGAGCATCGCCAATAATTATAGCCATAACCAGCAGCATCGTAATAGTGTTCAGTGATGTCATCACACTTTTCACAATGCTGTTGCTTTTTAGCCGGAATGATGACCGCCGTGGTAATGTGCTTGTCCGGGAGCGGCGTGTTTAGCGCGAGCTATCGCACCAATCACACCACCTGGGACACCTTGAGCTTTGAGTTGAGCGGCCCGGCCTCCATGGCCGAGCTTGTTGCTCTTACCCTCAAAGCTTCCGGTTTTCTTAGTATCAGCCATTTTTAGTGCAGCGAGTACACGAAAGATGAAGTCGGGAAGCCGTTCGCCACTGCCGTAGTAAACGTTCCAGTCAAAGGAGTACCTTGCTGAAGCGTAAACGATCCAGTAGATGTAGGCGTCGCGCCTGCAGTAACAACCACAGCACCGAGGGCATTTACACCATTCGAGACGACAATAGCCGGAACAGTCTGCGTCGTAACATTCGACAAATACGACGGCACACCAGTAAGGACCGAAGTCGTACCAGCAGAGTTATTAGTCAATGCCGCTGGGAAACTAATTTGGACTTCGCCATTCGATGAAACTTTGTAGTTCACCGTTCCAGCAGTACCAGCCCCACCGTTGGTGATTGTACCTTGGAAGGAACCCTGCATGATATCTTCAGTGATGCCGCCGTCAATACCAGACTGAGCGTTACCAGTGAAGTTAGGATAGCGCTGTTGCTGCGTGCTAACCTGCGAGAGCAAAGACGGATTAGAGTAGACGTTAGCCGTACCAGCAGCCAAGTTCGTGAACGAACCAGTAGGGGTCGGAACGAATGCCGGAACGAACGGAGCGACGTTGTTTGCAACGCCAGCGAAGATCACGAAGTCCCTCGTGAGGACCGTCGCGGAAGTCAGCGTGCCGTAGCCCGCTTCGATGTTACCGGAAGCGTCGATAATTGCATAGAAAATATTAGGAACAGGGAATACAGCAGTCGGGGCGAAAGCCGCCGCAAAAGTCGTAGAGCCAGCAGGAGCGCCTGCCGGAACTGTATTCACAATAGTAATCGGACCCGTACCAGTTGTAGTCGTAGTCGATTGTGCCGCCGCAGCGACGAGAGGTCCACCAGCCATTATAATTTACCTTTAAGTTACTTTGTTAGAGAGGAGATGAGAAAGCCTCCCGTGAATGAGCGTCGGATAAAACGCTATAGCCTTGTCGAGCAAGGACATCTCAGCTACGCTGAAATCCGTCTCAGCAGTCGCTGCTTTTACTTTCAACCAGAGTTCAAAATGCTCCAGCTTATTCTGTGCGGTCGTTTCCGCTGCTAAGAGAGCCCTCTTAAGCGCAGTAGCGACTGTGACGGTTTCCCCATTTTCAACAATAGGTTTATCATCATGGTCAAGAATATGACCGAATAGATCAATCTTCATAGCCTCTCCAGGATATTTAAAACACTCCAACAATATTAATATGTGAACCGGCTGCAACTTGTGTAATCGCCGCTAAGAAAGCGCCGACTTGCCCATTAAGTTGGGCTTGCGGTGTAGCCACTAGAACCGGCAACCCACTACCATTTACTAGATAAGTATTTGCGGCGGCGGCTACAGCAGCATCACCAGAAGTCGTGCAGAAGTTAAACCAGGTATTTGCGTCTGCCGTTATTAGATAGGCGGGATACAGCCTAGTGTTAGCATCAGTAGGCAGTGCGAGATTTTGGCTGACATTCTGAGCTAGTGTAAGCGACGCGGCTACGCCGAGTGCCGGAGCGGAGTCATCTCCACCGGAAGGATCTTTAGCGGCGCGTGTATTTGCTAGCGCCCCAGCGAGTACAGCCATTACGGATGACTCGAAATGTGAGGAACGACATTATGCGAATGAATGCCTTGCGTCTCCCCTACAGGGGCGCCGCCTCCGCGAGTTTCATGAGTGAAGGCTCCAGCCATTTTATTCATAGTCGGCGATGCCATGGATTTACCGACGCCAGCGCCAGACATTGAAGGTTTAGGGCCGGAAGCCCCCTTTGACGGATATGTTTCCATAGGAGAAGCGGAGCCTCCGAGAGCGGGCATTTGAGTTAGGCCCTTAACAGGGCGACCAGTAGTAGCTTGAGCCTTAAGAGGCTGAAAAGGGGACGCCATTTAAGTCATACCATCATAAAGGCCAGAAGGCGGGTGATGCTCCGGATTCTTATCACGGGAGCCATGTCGGACGTGAATCGACTCAAAGCCATGATTCTTATAGGCGACATCTCCGTCATAGCCGACTGAGTGTTCTTGATGAGGATGGGAGTTGTGCAGCACAACATGATCTGACGTATGAGCCCCTAGCATACCCTCATCGGGTATCATCGTACCTTGTTTAGCAGGAGCCTTATTCGTAGGGACACCGGAATCGACCATCATCACAATGTGGCGAGGAGTCTGCATCACTCCGGAGTTATGATTAAACTTACCCATCTTAAATCCGCCTCGTGATGACAGTGGCGATATGATAAGCGCTGGAGACGTCTCTAGAGACGTGCATCCCTCTAGAGTGCCCCGTAGCAGTGGGTACCCCTCCATTGTCGTCGTAATCGCCATCTGCGGGGTCGCAGGCGAGCATCCCATCACATCCGCGAGACTTCTCGAAGTACTCCCGGTAGTCATCATTCTCACACCAGCCATCCATAGATCCGGCGAGCCAGGTATATGGAGTTTCCGTAGGGGTAGTACCAGATAGGTTCGGATCGATGGAAGCAGGGAGGTTTTCCTCCGCCTCATCAGACTGGGAATGATCCAGGTCGCTATCTAGCGACGGAGACTCCGAGGAATGGTTAGCCGCAACTCCAGGTCCGTATAGGTTCCTATTCGGCGAATCGTATTCTCTGGATTTATCCATATTCTTTTAGTTATCAGGTAGTTGGATGGAGGAGTGGACTATCACAGGATACCTCAACGGTATCATGGGATAAGGGATCGCCAGATCCCGTGTCCACGACTAGCCGTGCTGAAGCACGGAGCTAGCGGTATCTGGTGATACCGTCTTACGCCGGAGCGGAGCCCAAAGCGTAGCGTCGGCGAGGAAGAACTGTAAGATATTGATTCTTAAGAATCTTTAAAGACTCTAAACTTTAGAGTCGTGTTTCTTGGGGAAACACTCCTAACAGTGTTTCACTAAGAAACTTAAAGATTCTTTCAGACTTCTTTTCGCAAAGCCGAAAAGAGATGAATCAAAGAAATCTTATGTCCCATATATATTTCGATGCTTTTAAAATGGAAAATTGGGGGGTACCCCCTATGTAGAAAACCTTAAGTTTCATTTCTGTAATGTGGATCACAGTTAGTTGTGGATAATTTCCGCATTAGGTTATAGCAAAATCCTTCTAATCAAGTCAAGAGAATAATTATTTTGAAATTATTTTCTATGTCTTAATACTGATTGATGGCCGATCTTTTGGCCGATATCTGAGATAGGGCTTTCTAGTCAAAATTGTCCTCCACAGGGTAATATTTTATTCATGATTGCTGCATTGCAGTAGTTCATCGCTAACAGGCAACTTATCAGGCGTCGTTTTTTAATTTTTCTGGTGTGGGAATTCGGTACCAGGCTAGGCAGCGAAAGCATTCCCCCGGGTACCCCACGGCAAGGATATGTCATATAAAATGCATTATGTTAAGTTGAACCAAGTCAGTAGTGATGTGACATAAGATAGATGAAAAGATATCACTTGACAAATGGTGAGAGGCAAAGAGCGGATAGCATGCACGTACGTTACAGTGTGTAACACTCATGAGCTAGGGGGATAGTGGTGGGGTGTTATACTACACTACAACACATTGTGTGCTAGCATGCGCTGTCAAGACACATAACATTACGATTACTTAATGATGCAATGCAATATAGATAGTGCTTGACAACAATCCGAGAGTATACAAGTTAACAATAATGAATGAAACTGTGGATAACTATACTTATACACAACGTAAGTCATTGATATCCTTATGTGGATAACCTGTGGATAGAAATCTAATGGTTCGGACATCTCATAGTAACCAATGCCTAGGTAGCGGCTACGTTTAGATCGCCGCTTGTAGAGCTTATACGGAGGATATCAAGTAGCATGCCAAATGCGACGCAACAAATATATACTTAGATTAAGAATACTTAATAGACAACGCACTGCACAATCAGGCTTAATGGCTTCAGTGAGCAATCAAATGGAGAAACAAATGGACAATCAATTGACAGTCATCATCAAGACTACATACGGAACTGAGCGCATCTATCCAGCCTGCCAACAGTCGGCCCGCGTAGCTGATCTAATGAAGTCTAAGACATTCACTAGACAGGATGTCAATGCGCTCAAGGCGATAGGCTTTACATTCACAGTACAACAACAACAGGCTATTATTTAAACGTAATCAATAGGGCTGTCACAACAGCCGAAGGAGATAGGACAATGCATAACGAACATATCATCATGGAAACCAGCACACTCAATCCGGAGTTGGTTATGATTGAAATCAACTCAGATTCGGATTCCCCGCGAGATAGCGATTTGCGCTATGTGCGCATTGCTACGGCGGAACAGGTCATCTCATTTACGGAAGGCTAAGATAATGACTACTCAAGCTCCCTGGCTCGGCGGCTCCGAGCAGCCGACCGTCGGCTTAATGGAAACTAGAGAACAATGGTTGGGCTGCGCGCTAGCTATCATCAGACAGTATTTGCATGAAAAGGCTGATGTCATTGTGCCGGATACAACTAAGGTTAGTTGTGGTCTAGCTGGCGGTCGGATCGGCGCGAAGCGCATTGGGGAATGTTGGAATACTGTGGCGTCCGCTGAAGGCTTCACAGAGATATTCATCTCACCAGTGCTCAGCGATGTTACAGGCCGTGCTGGCGTATTAGCTACGCTTGTACATGAGGCGATACACGCCGCCGTAGGCGTAGAGGTAGGTCATAGAAAGCCTTTTCGTGATGCTGCGCTAGCCGCTGGATTACGCGGTAAAATGACTGCTACGGAGGCGGATGATTTACTCATGGATATGATCGCTGTATGGTCATCAGACCTCGGGAAGTATCCGCATGCGGCGATGTCCACTAAGGGACGTAAGAAGCAATCAACGCGCCTCGTCAAGGTCCAATGCGATAATGCTGATTGTGGCTATGTGCTGCGCACTACTAAGAAATGGCTGGATAAGTGCGGTACGCCAATATGCACTTGCAATGGCCTGCAAATGCGGGCTATCATAGAAACCGACGAAGAGGAAGAGGGTAGCAGCGATGAGTAACGCGTACAAGACCATCCCATTAGCGAGGGCGCGCAAGCGCCCTTTCTTAGTGACCTGCATCAAGGCGTTAGACAGTCCGCCGATGACTCACACGGTTTATGCCTACAATCTGAAGTACGCTACTAAGTTCGCATTGGATTTCATCGGCGATGATTATCAATCAGTCACTGTCGAGGCAAAGTCATGATGATCATATTCTGGCTATTCTTGATATGCTGTATACTACTGGCGTTTGAGGGTGGAGGTAGCTACTCAGTCAACAATTTCCCCGGTGAGCATTACCGCGCTGACGGCAGTAAGATCTATAGGGAGGGTGAGCAATGAGCCGGCATCGTCGCAACGATCGGTGGACACGATTCTGCTTTGCGTTAGTTGTATTCCTCTGTACAACAACTAAGGGGGCGGAACTACTTCCTGTAGCAACGACATTCAACGCTATCGGCTATCAGACGGAGGCGGAAGCCGCTATAGCGGCACTGAACGTCGCCGCCGAGCAAAGCATTGAGCTAGAGCAAGCTGGCGGCATAGCCCTTCTGAATGGCTTGTATTACCCGACGAATGCTGTATCTAACGCACAGCGGGAACATTTCTCTATCCGCATTCAATTCACCGG